GAAGTATTAATACCGAACAAATAAGAAAATAATCCAGTAAAATCACCGCCAACAGCAAGGAAACTACCACTGGCGTAGGATTGAAAGCATCTAATTCTACCGCCGTAAGAACCTTGATAAGTCCAAGTAGTCCCATTATTAAAAGTATAATAAACATTTCCACTTTCCGTTCCAACCCACCAAGCACCTAAAAATCCGTTTTGAGAAGCAGTAATATTTTCTACACCACTTAAAAAACCGCTTGTAGTGACCGATGTGTCTTCTTCCCAAATAGGGATTTTACCCAAATTAATAGCAGTATATCGTAAATTGCTTTCCACTGTTCCAACAGGGGCAGTAGCATTCGCAGTCAAATATACGACTTGTTCTTTTGAATATTGATTGTTTAAGGGGGTAGTGATAGAAGTAGCACTAACAATATCATTAGAGTTCAAATCTAAATCGCTATTTAAAATATCCACTTGGGCGGTATTCGCATTCAACGAAAGATAATCTTGTAATCCAGCACTATTTCCAACGGCAAAATCCATACGACCTTTTACAGCACCAGCGGTTATAGCAGGAGCGTTTTGATGTATTCTACCAAACTCGGTTTTTGTCCCAGCACTATTTTTTGCGTAAAAACTCATTCTATTAAACTCGCCAGTTTGAGCGGTTCTTTGGTTATAAAACTCCTCTGTTAATAAACCACTACCCACCCCACTTTGGTTTAAAGTTAAACTTGGAAGACCACTTAAACCAGTAGCATTAATAGTAAGATTGCTTTGCGTAAGAGTAGCATTTGCTCCTACAACAGAATTATCTACGACGAGAGAGGTCTTGGCGGTAGCCGTAGAAATATTACTAATAGCATTTGTATTCATATCAATACTGGAAGACCCAGCACTATTTCCAGCAACTAAAACAGCTTGTAAAGTATCGGCTGGGACAACTGGAGGGTAAGCCGAACCGTTGATAGTATTAACCCCCAAATTATCAAGATTAGTAATATCCAAGCCACCAGCATTATCACCAGCAGTTAGAACGGCACTCAAAGCTGGAGTAGCTGGCGGAGCTGGAGGATAAGGCCCACCATTAATCGTATTTACTTGTAAATTATCAAGATTCGCAATATCAAGACCACCAGCGTTGTTGCTGTTGGCGAGAACAACCCCGAGGCCAGAAGTAGTAGGACCACCACCACTCAGAGAAGCCAACTGAGACTGGAGAAAGTTATACTTAGCGTTTAAAAGACCGAAGGAACCACTACCGCCTTGTTTATAGAACTTTTGTTGAGCACTCATCGTAATATACTATACGTATATATTAAATGGGCCCGAAAAAGAACGCAACTCCTCAAATACAGATAAAGGAGGACACTCAAAGCGACGAGACAGACGACCAAGACTGGTCAGCAGACGTAGAAGATATATTAGAAAGAATCCACGACAACTCCAACGTAATGTCTAAATACCACAAACGGAATTATTTGTCGCTAAAAGGGACTCTTGTATATTTCCGTATCCCATTAATTATTCTGGGTGGTCTAAATAGTGTTTTCGCTGTCGGAATGACTCGCTATATTGAGCAACCAATTGTCTCACTTCTTAATTGTCTGCTTTCCTTGGTATGTGCTATAATAACCTCCGTTGAGCTTTTCCTCGGAATCCAATCTGGAATGGAAAAAGAACTTATTTCGCAACGAGAATACTACTTGATGGCTGTAGATATACAATCGGTCCTCAGTCTGGAACGCCACCACCGAAGCGTAAATGGAAAGCGGTATTTAGATAAAATACTTAGCGACTACAACAAACTATTTAGCGACAGCGAAGTAATAACGACCACCCTACAAGATAAACTCGTAGTCGTAGAAGGGGGCTTAACCATTAATCCAAAAAGCGAAAAGATACCGAGTATTTTGGAAACGCCGACAAATAATAATCTCAGCGTTTAATATAATGGCCACCACATCTTTTGACCCCTTCGCAAATAAACCAGACATCAGCGATAGTTCAAGAAAGCTCTACACTTTTAATCTGTTGAAGTTGAACGACGGCAAGAATATTAAGGATTTAAAGTTTTTGGGGAATGATAATATTTTAGAGAAAATCAGCGAGCTGAAGCCCAACACCAGACGAACCTACTTGATTGCGATTGTATCCTCTCTTAAGGGTCGCACCGAACCCAAATACAAGAAGCTCTATTCCAAGTTTTACGAGATGTTGGATTCTTTAAACAAGGAGCTCAAGAATAATACAACCAAATCTGAAAAGGTAAAGGAGAACTGGATAGAACAGACCGAGGTGGTTGGAAAGTTGGACGAACTGAAATCCGTTTTAGAAGAAGTAAAAGATAAAAAAAAAATATCCGAAGAAGAGTTTGACCGACTGACCAGATTAATAGTTCTCGGACTCTACACTCTACAGAGCCCCAGACGCAATAAGGACTACACCGATTGTTTGATTGTAAAGACCGTCCCCGAAGACAAAGACCACAACTATTTAGACATCTCAAAGTGGGAATGGGTCTTTAATAACTACAAGACTCAGAAGACTTATAAACAGAAGGTCTTACCAGTCCCAGAGCAACTCAAGGAGCTACTCCAGATATATTTGAAGCACCACCCTCAGTCCAAGGAAATCAAAAAGAAGGTTATAACCGAGCCGATTCCGCTCTTACCTTCTGTAAAGAGCAGTCCAGAGATGACCAAGCTACTCAACAAGATATTCGGTAAGAAAATCGGAGTTAGTATGCTGAGGGCAATCAACTTGACCGACAAATACGGTGATACGATGAAGGAGATGAAAAAGGACGTAGCTGAAATGGGGACCTCAGTGGATACGTCCATCAACAATTACATCAAAGAATAACTTTCTAAAAATAGGTGTAGAATATATCAGACTTCGTCGTTCGTCCAAAAAACTGAAAACCCAAAAAACTGAAAAAGCCAAAAAATTGAAATCTTTTTATTTGATACTCTGGAATGTATAAAATAAAAACTGCCTTGTATAACCTGCTAACAAACCGAACGAACAACCGAAAATGAACGCCAACACCAACTACCTTTTCCGCCCCTACAATCCTCTTGAGGGTCTTAACGCCAGACAGATACAGCGAATCTTCAGAATCAGAGCCAACCGCAAATACCTCTGCTCTTGTTGCGACGAGTGGTCCGACACCAAGCTTAGAGCGGTGCCCGACAGCAAGAAGAAAATCTGCGACGAGTGCTTTGAGGACAACTACTTTGAGTGCTTTGACTGCGAAGAAGTCCAGAATCTCCAAGACGACGACTATTACAAGATGGACCACCCCGACAACAAGGGCAAACTCGTCTGTATCTGCGGAGACTGTAGAGACAACCGCAGATACAAGCTTGAAGAAGAACTCAAGGAAATTGGACGCCAAGCCTACCTTGCCGACGGAATGACCGAGGTGCCCGCTGTCTGCTACGAATGCGGATTAGAAGGCAAGTGCCTACAAGCCGAGGGCGAAGAGGACGAGGACTGGCTCTGCCTTGACTGCTCTTCTTGTAGTTAAAACACATACTTACTCACTAAAAAATCTGGCTTCTCTCCTTGTTCTCTTGCTTGTTTATTTATAAAATCTTGAAACTCCTTTAATGTATAACCCATCTTCATCATCTCTATTCTAAAAACGCACCAACGACCACACGTCTGGATATTGCCTCCAATCTTTTGGAACTTCTGGCTATTCCATACAGTGTCGTATCCCTCCGTTTTTGCCGAGGCCATCAGTCTGGTCATCTCGTTGTTCTCTTGCCCTAAAATAAGCCGAATCATCTTGCCGATGAAACGCCAATCGGTGTCCCATTTGGCTCCATACGAATTAAAATATTCTATTGTTTTTCCGTATCTCAAAATACAGACCCAGTGGCCGACGTTATACTTCTCTTCTATTAATATAACCTTGGACGACTTGTCCGTAGGCAACAGCTCTTCAATTGTCTTGTAATTATCAAGGTCGCTATATTTAATAACCTCGCCAACTTTAATCCCAGTATGTCTTTCTAAATCCGCATCGGTTAGTGGAGTGCTTATTCGTTTTTTAATCTCAGCTCGGTCCATTATAATATATACCAGCATTATTTTTTCTATAATAATCCGAATTAAATAAGTCTTTTAGCTTTTTTAATACTTAAAGACGTTCTCCGTATTAGGTCTATAATGCCCTCAACCCACTATTCTGCCTCTTACTTCTACGGAAAAGAACAAGAAACTCGTATAATGCCGATTGTCTCGGAATATTTTAAACGAGACATCAAAGCCTATCCCAACCAGTATGACCACCACGACTTCTACGACGAGACCTACGACTACGAGGTCAAGTCAAGAACGAACTCCAAGAATGCTTATCCCGATACGATGATAACTCTGGACAAGATGATGAACCTTACCAAACCATTAATACTATTATTTAATTATACAGACCGACTCTGCTACGTAGAGTATGACGCAACCAAGTTTGCGACTTACCGAAAGAAGATGTTTGCGAGAAGCCAGAAAGAATGCGACCTCAAGGAGCACCTCTTTATCCCCGTAGCTGACCTTATAGACCTCTGCGAATGGGCTGGACAAGGAAAGAACCCCGCTTATAAGGCATTAAACGGATTTTAATTGGAAATAATCTAATATTGCGTATTAGATTATTATAAGTAATACATTTTTGGTGCTGTTCTGATTATTCTATACAATAATTAATTAATTATTGTTATATATTATAAGTAATAATCTAATTTGCGGTATTAGATTGTTGCGAAATGGTTATTTTTGGTAATAATCTAACTTTTGAGGCCAAAAAATTGAAATCTTTTTGTTGGATACTCTGGAAAGCATTAAACCAAAAAATTGATTAACAATCCAGACCAACACCAGATTACAAAAAGTTTATAAAATTGAATTATTTTATCTAAAAATCTCTGAAAGCACTAAAACAAAATGACTACTACTTACAGAATCGCTAACAAATCGGATAACAAGAGCATCATTGCTCTCTCTCGTAAAGGGTGCTGGTCCTTAACCAATGTTGTTGAGAACCTCTTTACCGAAGAACTCAAACGACAGAACCCCAACTGGGACAAGTTTGACGACGTCGCTTACGTTGCCGAAAAAGACGGCAAGATAATCGGCTTCTTGGCTTCGTCTCACCCCAACCGCAACCACCCCAAAATCGCAACCGCAAGCCAGAACCAGACCCTTGAACTCTTATACGTTGAGAAGAAATACCGCAAGGCTGGAATCGGCTCCAAACTGGTTGAGGTCTTCCTTACGCTGTCCCACGTTGAGGGCCGAACATCTACCCAAGTCCAGTTTGATAGGACCGACAAGAAGCTCCAGAAATACTGGAAGAAGATGGGCTTCTCTAAGCACCCAGCCGAGGTTGAGGACTACAGCATTCCTTATACAAACTGGTATAAGGGCGGAAGACCAGACCCAGTGTCGGGAGTGATTGCGTAAAAAAAGGGGAATAACCCCCCAGTCTTATTAATTAATTAAATATACAAATACAAAATACAAATACAAATATACGGGGTTGTTTTTTTTTACGGTCTGGAGCAAGGCTGAGAGCAATTACAGATAGCATTCTTGTTGTTGGCGTAGCACCAAGGGGTTTCGTCTTCGGATTCGTCGTCGTCGGTATTGCCTCCTTCGTCCGTTTCTTTTTTTATATAGAATAATATTTTTGCTGTTTTTGTTATTACAATGTCTTTACAAAAGTGTGTTAGTAGTGATGGTTTTGTATCTACGGGGGTTAGTCCCTCGTCGCTCAGGATATTATATATTTCTGGTAAGGTTTTGACTCTGGCTCGTCTTTCTCTCGCTAATTGGTTTTTACGGAGGCGGAGTCTCTCCTTCTGCTCTTGGGCTGTTTCGGTGTTTGCGTTCATCTTATTAGTTGTTGTTTTATTTTAATGACTTTCTGACTTCCAGATTTTAGGTGTTCAATTTTATAGGTTTTATACTCTTGGAATAAACTCAGAAAAAGATTTCAATTTTAAGGGGCAACAACGTTGTCTCTGACGAAGCTGATAGTGGTGATGGCGATAATGTCTCTATAGGCTTGTTTAGTTGTTGGGCAGAGTTTGTTGTCCTTGACGGGGACGATGTGGCCTTGGTCTGGCCAAATCCAATGTTCTTTGGTTATACTGATAATCTTGAGCAACCAGCGGTCATTTACGAGTCTTTGTTCGGTAGTGATGGGCATTTTAGCTGTTGTTATTTTGATTTTATACGTTTGGCTGTTTTGGTTTAAAATATTTCAATTTTTTTGTTTTAATACAAAATAATGAAAATCTGATAATTTAATTTAATTTAATTTGGATTTTATATCTTCTGTAAAAATGTAAAAAAAGAGTTCAATTTTAAGCGACGAAGGACGAAGTCTAATATAATATACACCTACTTTTAGAAAGTAAAATATAAAACAAGATTATAGAATGGTTGTCCTTTTCTTCTGGTTTATACAGCAGTTGTATTATCGCATCAAACTGATTTATTTTACAAAATTAAAATAATAATCCACTATATAATGAGCGACGAAGACAAAGCCTATTTAGAACATCAGACTCCAGCCGAGCTCTGTAAAAAACTGATTGCGTTGGTGCCCCTTGAGCCCCAAGACCGAGTGCTTGAACCTTTCAAAGGTGAGGGTGCCTTCTACGACAACTTTCCAGAGAACGTCATCAAGGATTGGTGC